TGCCTGTTTCAGCACTCTCGATACCAAAAGCCTTTGTTATCACAATCTCTTCATCTGTTGTCAAACCTTCTTCAGCTTTAAGAGATATAGACCCACCAGCATCACTATTTATTTTTATTTTACCTGACATTATTTCCACCTTCCTATTGCTTGATATGTTCCATTTGTAGCTGATAATGAGTGCGATGTTGACCCGTCAGGATTAACCACAAAAATACAATTAAACCCAGTTGTTGTTATACTGTCAGCTTTACCACTAATCATAGTTTTAGTAATTGATGATGCATTTCTACATAGAGTGACAGACGGTGCTGTTATAAATGCATGAGGAAAAGTATTAGGACTTGTATCAGTCCCGTTAGCTATTGCTGTGCCATAACATATTAATGTCCCATCAGGAAATTTTGTATAACCCACACCGTTTTCAATACCCATAGTAGCTACATCATGTGTCTCTGTCCCTGCTACATTTTCGATTATATTTGCTTTTATTTTACTCATTATTTCCACCTCCCTATTGCAATATAGTCTATTCTTGAGCTTGTCACGTCGGCAGTATTTGTTAGATGTGTTCTTACAAAGAAACCCGTATCACTTGCGCCTAAAGCATTAACCGATATTAAAAAATTGCTTCTAGGTGCACAAACGACCACAGGGGTATCAATGAAAGTCAAAGGAAAATTCACGTTGGCATCAAACCTAATGGTGCTTCCAGCCGTTGACCCAAATAAGTTATTTGAATTGGTTTCGTTTTCCCCTACTGTTTTGTTAGCACCCCATTGTATCATTGTACCGTCAGGGTATTTAATATAGCTTCCATCAGCATTGCTACCGCTCTCTATCCCACCGTTCTCTGCTGTATCATCTAAGACAACTATCTGTTTATCATTAGCAAACAGCTTACCCAATATGCTTTCTAATCGTACCATGTAAACTCCTTATACTATTGTGAATACCGACCCATCAGGTACAGTAAGTGTAACATCATCATCTATCGTGAAACCTGAAACTGCCGAGCCACTTGTTCCATCTTCAAGCGTAAAGTCGTGAGTAAGAAGATTTGGATTAGTTCTTATCGGTGACCACTCTGCATCCTCAGCATCCCTACCTCTTGTGCCAAGCTCATAACCAGCCATATCTGTTGCATCAGGCACGCTTACTGGCACGTTTACCCAACTTCTGTTACCCGATTGGTCTGATGTAAGCATCTGATTATCTTCTGATGGAATACCCAAGTCAGGCTCTTTTGTATCAACATAGTCTTTACGAGTAAGGTGTCCGTCCTCTGTTGGAGTTACACCGCTTAACGCACCAGTCATTGTATCACCACGACTATCAACAGCAAAGATTACATTATCAGGAATATTGATAATATCACCCCACTCAGTGCTTCTATGGATTGAATACCAACCTGATGTATCTTCATTGTAAACTATCCAATCACCATCAAGATAATCAATACCATCAATATTACCATCAACATCAATAATAAACAAATCTCCCTGCTCTAACGGGTCACCAGCACCCTCAGGTGGACGAGTTGTAGGATAAGCACCGCTTGACGCATCCCAAGTACCCTGAAACTCAAGTCCGATAGCAGCAATTTTAGCCTTCTGCGCCCAATGATAAGATGAGTAATCCCCAGTATCAGTGGGAGTGAAAGACCCATCACCGTTAGATGTATATATTTTCACGTTCACATCTTCAGGTTCAGTTGCATAAGAGTCAGAGGTCATAGCTTCAGCTTCAGCCTTCCAAACCTCTAGTTGACCTCTCTCCTCAGCATCGTCAGCAGCAGCTTCAGCACGGTCAGCCTCATTCTCTGCCTTAGTAGCTGAAGCTGCTGCAGCCTGAGCATTGCCATAAGCATCAATGATAGCCTGAATATTCGTAGCACAAGTATTCACATCATCGATGTTGTCAGCAACAATATTTACATTGTCAATGTTTCCAGCCACAATTACCACTTCAGCAGCAGCGCCAGCTACCGTTACAATCTCATCTGCAATACTAACAATAATCGCAATATCGCTCGGTGCAAGTGCAAGTTCGGCAGGATGGTCAACCACACGGAGCTCTATCAGGTTTACAACACCATCAAAGTCACTTATTGCATCGGCACTTAAAACAATAGAATTGTTAATCAGGTCATACTGAGATACATTAAGCTGACTCCACGTATCATTCTCCTCATTATGATACCAAACAGCTACGTGTTGCTTAGTTGCTATGGTTTTAGTTGATGGGTAAGTATTCCCACCCTCATATCCGTATATAGTTGATTGTACTGCCATTATGTGCTCCTTGCTCTTTTTGTTATCGTACCTTCATATGATACTGACTCTATCCTGAAACCTTTACCTTGCTCGTTGGTAAGGAGAACTCTTATATCCTCAGCTTTACCTCCAATGTAAGGTTGTCTCCCCTTAACATAGTTAGAAGGTATGACTCTACTTGTCGTCCTCTGTAAGTCAGTCACAATCAAGCCAACTGTTGATTTATCACTTGCATCAACCTCAACAGTCCTGAACTGCAACTCCCCTCTCGGAGAACGTTTACCGTCTCTACCCATCATCCACTCACCGAGATTAACGACTGCGGCAACTGGATTATTATAGTTATCCAAGAAAGTCCTGTGTTCTTCCCAAGCGTGTAACGGTATAATTTCAAACTGCTTCTGACGTTCAAGAGTGTCAGGAGTCATCAACCATAATCCATCGTTCATCAACCATCCTCTAGTATTATTCCATAAACCTGAAGACAATATCCAAGCTGGAGGAGTAATTCTGTTCTCACGGTTAATCATTAGATAAAGTCCAGTACCCATACAGAAACCACTGTAGATGTCTCCAGCGAACTCCCACTTATGCCAAGCAGACTGAATACGCTCATTACCAGCATCAAAGAAGTTATAGACGTACACAGTATTTCTGCTCTCAAGTATGTCACCATTTACTATGTCATAATTCACACCAGCCGTAACAAAGAGCATATTGTTAACCGAACTGCCAGTAAGTTTATCCACCCTACCGTCAACATACTGTTTACACTGCACTGTAATCTCATTCGCTACCGAATTTTGATTTGCATTGTTCGATATCATCATCTCATAAACGGCACTGTTTCTCAAGCTCTGACGTGATACAAAAAAGATACGATTGTTCATCAACAGAGGACGAACTGAAATATTCACGTTGTACGCACACTCTTGAGTAATGGTGTATGATGATGGACTAAGAACATCTCCACCTCTAAATCTGAACTGCGCCTTATCTGAGAACATCATTACAGAGTCTTCGAGTAAGATAGCGTGTTCAAGATTGATTGAGTTAGGGCTCTCTATACCAGCATCAATTCTATCAGAGTCAAGTACGGTAGCAACAGTCGTCCTAAAAAAGTTGCCGTAGTAACCAATCTCACTCATACTCACTCCATTCTCACTCATAATCCCAAAACGATTACGGAAGAAGAAGATGTCCTTAATAGGCTCATTTAAGAATTGAGGCAGTCTGTTCGTACCGTCATCACCAATAAGTCTATCGTTCCAATCAAAACGCTCAACATAGAACTCGTAACGCTCAGTAGTATTATTGTATCTCCGATAGATAGCATAAGGCATGGTCGTAGCATCAATCTCTGTAATCATTCTAGGGTCATGGTGTTCAACCCACGCACCTTCACGATATTCAACCCAAATCTTTGCACCTTCACGTTCACCAACTTCAACAATACCAGTCAATGTACCCATACTCTGAGGCAAGTCCGTGATAAAGTCAGCCTTGTGTGACCAACCATACGATGCACTATTACCAAAACTGTCCTGAGCAGACACATCATAAAGCAATTCATTCTCATTGGTTAGGAATATCTCAACAATAGAGTTCTCCCAAGTCACATTGGCTCTAGTACCAAGTTTATCACCAATAAGTGCTGCGAGTTCCGCAGCAATCGCTGTTGTATCTTCAGCAATCTCCTCGGTAAAACCACAATCAATATATTCAAGTGTACCATTTTGTTTTCTAATTGTAAGTATCGCACCATACTTCCAGCCAAACTCAGGGTTAGCTTGTTTTACCCATATAAAACCTCTACGCTCATATAACATTACATTACGAACAGGCTCATCAGGGTCAACTGGTAAATCTTCAGACCAAGTAATCCTTACTTCACCGTCACCACCAGTACCACCAAACGCACCATTATTTTTAGATGAAGAGAGTCCTCCTCCACCACCTGAACCTTTAGTCGCAGATGTCGGAAACGTGTGTTCATAGACGTTATAACCACCTTGACCACCTTTGGCAAACCCAGCCTGACCACCATATGCGATATTGTTAGATAATATTTCACTAAGTCGTAACAAGCTGCCATCATTAAATGGAGAATTAGGATAACATCTGAACTGCTGACGACCATCGCCACCATATACATTTGTCAGCCTAGTACCACCATTGCCACCATTGGCAGATAATTCAGCAAAACTTGTTGTACCACCCTTATTACCGTCTTTATCACCACCTGAGTCAGAACGCCATTCGCTCAAACCACCTTTACCAACAACAACTTGGTAAGTTTGACCAGCATTAACAGATACGACCTGATTGATTTGTTGACCAGCATAACCACCACCAGCCAGTCTACCAGCTGAATTAATACGGACAGATGAGCCACCGCCTCCACCACCAATCATACAGACTCTAACCTCACTTACATTCTCAGGTACAGTAAAATTAAAGCGTCCAGCACCAGTCTTGCTTACCGTACTGGTAACACCACTGATAACTGCATCATATCCGATATTCACGAAGCCGTCATAATATCTGTCCTTAGATAATGTTCCGATATTATTAGCATTACCAATATCAGACATTGTAGGCTGGATTGATTTGTTCGCCAAGAAGACAGTATCTTTAATCGCAGTCATCGCAAAGTTTGACTTACTTGCATAGGAAGTCGCATAATGTCTAGCGAAGTCGTCCTCGTAATTGATACCTTGACCGTCACGATAAACAACACCAGTATAGTGTGGTAAGCCGTCATCATCAATATCAATATCAAAGTTAAGGTCAATAATCTCAAGACCACCTAAGTCGGTAATCATAAATGCTAGTTTGTTGTTCTGTTCCTCAGCATTACCTCTATCGTGCTCATATACATATACAGTTTTATTATTGAATGGGAAAGTAGGCTCAGAGAGTATGCCGTCAACGTCAACAAGTCTGATAGGGAGTGATGGGTTACGAACTCTAAGACCACTATCCAAAGTAGGAAGACAGTTTATCATCTCCTCTACCTGATGCTCAGGACGTACGTTAGCACCTTGTTGAGACACACCTCCGAAGAGGCTAGATTTATCTTGGGTTACCAGTGCCATATTATCCCCTATTTATTTTGTTATTGATACCATAGTTACCGCTTGTAAGCATATTGTATCTACCAGTCTTGGTCTCACTTCTCCTCGCAGCTAAATGAGCATCCTCCTCATCCCTTGCTGTATAAGTCACAGCCTTCTCATCACCGATAGTCCTCGCTGCAAAGATACGGGCAGCCCTGATAGTGATGTAGTGTCTGATTGGATGAGGCAGTGAGTTGAACATCATATCCCAAACGATATCCACTGTCTGAGCAGAGTCAAACACGTGCGACTGTGCCGATTTGGAGTAGAGTCTCCAGTTACGGTTGATAAGGTCACCGTCAGAAGAACTTACATCAAGCACGTTGGCTGGAATTGCAATCATATTAGTACCAGCCTCTAGTGGGAGCTCATAGTTATTGTCACGGTTGATATCCCAACGCTCACTCAGTACAGCACGTTTAACTTCAAAAAGAGTTTCCCTAGCGAGTCTTGCTTCCATAATCACGTCAAAGTCAGCCTCAGTTTCGATTGGTAATTGGTTTATAGATTTAAGTAGAATGTTCACCGCATCGAGCAGTAAGTGTTCTGTATTCAGCATCTCGCTCATAGGTACTCCTTTATAGGTTTAGCCTAACCCTCCGAAAAGGGTTAGATAAAACTATTAGTCGATTTTCTTCCAACGTGACCACTCATCTACTGGTAAAGCTGGGTCTGCACCCTTAGCTCTTCTCCACTTAGATAGAGTGACGTTACCGTAAGATTGAAGCCCGACAATCTCTTGACACAATGCCGACTCAGTTTCATTCAGTGCGAATGTTAGAAGTGACCCCGAGTTTACAATTCTAATTTCCTCTTCATTGGGCATTGGTCTGTCAGGGTTAGGCTGTTCACCACCCATCACACCAGTCCAGTAAGTAGGAACATTGGCAGTATTCTCGTCGATTACCTCATAACCAAGTCCAGCTGTGTCACAGTCTGTTGCTACAGTTGCCATAATATCTCCTTTATAGAGTCAGGTAACCCGAAGGTTACGCAGACTTGATTGATACCGCACACTGAGCTCTGAGGGCAGCTATACCATTCGAGAAATACGCTGAGATAAGCTTAGCGTTCAAGAACGCTGGCTCTTTATCGATGTCGATTTGAACATCCCAAAGCTTAGCGATACCAGCAGCCTCAGATGTGAACGCAAGCCCTACAAGAGCAGCTGTGTCAGGAAGGTTATTCGTAGAGAATACCTCTGCACCACCAACCATCTTGATGATACCAGTGTCATATCCACCGTTATCGTTTGTAAAGTCTTTGCTCACCGCGTTGAATGTCTGTGGTAGGTACGAATACCATGTTGGTGAAACAGCTACATATACCTGCTCCTCAACATCATTCTCTTGCATTGCTGCAACGGAAGCATAGATAGACTCAGCCAACGCTGTACCAAGCTCTTCAGCAGTTGTACCTGAAGCCAAGTCAGTGTTAGTTACAACTGTACCGTCACCATTGGCAACCAAACCAGTAGCTAGAGACGCAGCCTCAACAGCAGCAGCAGCTTTACGGTCAATCGCATTTGCCAAACGTGTACCCAACTGGCGTACGTTCATCGCAACTGTGTCATAACGAGCAACTGCCTCTTTCCATTTGTCAATTCTTCTTGACTCATACTGAGGTCTGTCAAGTGGAATGATGATTTCGTCCTGAGTACCGTTAGATACGTTAACTTGAGTACCAGCAGGGTATTCAGCCAATGCTCCATCGTCTCTGTCCTCTTTACCTTCGATAATGAAAGACCCAGCAGCAGACCCGTTAGGGATAGTGTCAGTTCTAAGAAGATTTACAAATCTTGTCTTTCTCTCGAACGCTTGTAACACGTCAAGTGTTATGTCTCTTGTTAAGTCAGCAGCACTGTCTGTACCGACATTCGGGTTAGTATTTCCTTCGTAAGCCATAATAGCTCCTTTTCAATTTCTTTGTTGATTGGAACTCAAGTGAGCCCACCTCTTGCCTTAAACCATCGTAGTTCTAACAATTCAAAACAAGTATCAACTTCGAAACCTCGAAACCATACGAAGAGTCTGCGTGATAAATGATTTAGTCAGGTTGTTAATCTAACTACATTAAAGGAAGTATAACTTATTTTAATTAAGAAGTCAAAGGGGAATTTATGAGGAAGGGAATTAAATTCCCAAAACCTCATTTGGAGTAATGCGTAATCTGTCACGATAACGCTTGATTGCTGCTTTATCATTGCGACCTTGTACCGACTCGATGTAGTCTTTATCTTTGTAAAGCTCACGTCTGTCTTTGTAAGGTTGCAGTCCTGAGTAAGCTGGCTCACCCTCAATTCTTGGAGTGTTCGGGTCAGCATCCAAAGCTTTCTTGTACCGAGCTTGTAACCCCTCGACCGCCAACTCATTTAGGTTGTACTTGTCATGTTCAGGTATTACTTTGTTCTCGATAGCCCAAGCTGTCATTGCATCATACTGCTCCTGACCTCCGACCACTTCGTAAGACTTGTTTATCTGCTCTTTAAATGCAAAGGCATCAAGCTTCAAATCTCTAGGGTCGATACCAACAGCCTCGGCAGCAGCCTCCATCTCAGGAGTGACCACCATACCGTTAGTCAGGAACTCAGGTATCATGCCATTGACAACCTCTTGCTGTTTCTGAACCTGAGTCAACTGCTCTTGCTGCTGCTCCTGCTCCTGCTGACCCTCCTTGTTTTTATTGGAAAGCTCTCTACGAGCATCAGCATACTTGTCCTCCATCTCTTTGATGTGTGCAAGCATCTCCTCCGTACTCTTGAACTTACCGCCGATTAAATCTTCGGACGGCTGGTCGCTCGGCAGACCTGAAGGCGGCTCTGCTGGAGCATCCGCCTTTACTGGCGGTTGACCTTCTACGGGCGGTTGACCTTCTACGGGCGGTTGCCCTTCATTCGGTTTGAAGTCAGCCATAACTTATCCTTGTTGTGAGATAGTGTCTCTCTCGATTGAGAAACGGATAGGCGTATCACGCAACTCTTTCTTGCTCAACTTCCATACAAGCTGTTTAAAGTCTTCAGCAGATATACCATGCTTCTCCATAATCATCGATGGAGTCCAGTTGGAGTTGATTAAGGCACGGAGCTCCTCAACCGTACACTTGGTCTTTTGACTAGGATGTCTACCCATCACAAGTCCACGCTTCTTAGACGACTCTCTGTACTGGTCAGGTGTCTCAACCGTGATTTTTGTACCAGCGATTTTACCACCGACAGCAGTGAAGTTTTGGTCAGCCATAGCCTCGATACGTTCAGTTACCCTACGCTCAATCTCAGCCTCTTTCTCTTCCTCAGTCTGCTGCATTGCATCAAGACGTGCCTCAAGCTCTTTCATTGTCAAAGGTTTCTTCTTCTCAACCTCTTGCTTTGTCTGTTCTTCTGTCTGTTCTAGCTCTTCTTTTTCAGCCATGTAAGTCCTTTATATAAAATTTAATGTTACCTCAATATTATAACATATATTACTGAGGTAAACCTTCAGGTGGTTGTGCCGCAGCTTGTCCAGCCGCAGCTCCACCCGCTTGAGCCGCAGCTGCCTGAGCTTCTTGTGAAGCCTGCATCTCTTGTTGCTGCGCCATTGTCTCCTCTACCTCTTTAGGTGTTTTAACAAGTCCGACGGTATCGATACCCTCGTATGCAGCATAACGTGATGCCACTTCAGCCTCGTTTATCCAGTGCATCATGTTCATCTGATCCAGTCTCATTAGGTAGGCGTCGAGTTTCTGTGCCTCCTGAGAGCGACCCAGTGCATCAAGACCAGTGATGATATTGACATTGATGGCTTGGAACTTAATGCCAAGCTCACCCATTATCTTCTGAACAATCCACTTAGACCACTCTAACGCCATCGTTGAGTAGAAGCCCGAGAGTGCTGAAGACTCCAGTTGTTGAGCCATGAAGCGTATCTCTTCAGCCGTGACCCGCTCTGCCTCACGTGTCGCGCTCTCATTGAGCAGGAACGCTGCGGCAAGCTCACGTTTAAGGTTAGTCTCACGCTCCATCGGCGTTTGGAAGTCATAGTTCTTATTGAACTGAAAGGCTGTGATGTCCTCAGCGTGTCCGTCGATAACGTCACCGTTAGATGAGTCGGCTACATCGTCTTTGCGTGTACGTCCGCCTCTCTCGTTGACTAGAAGCAGTGACTTGGCTGAGATGATAGAGCCATCGGTCAAGAGATTAGCCATCTTGTCAAGCTGTTGAAGGTCTTTATAGTAGTCCTCAGCGTATGGACGGTGATACTGGTCGCCTACTGTCCATGTCCATCCGAAATATCTCACTGGCAGGGCATCATAGTCCTTGAAGGTCTTCTCAGTACCGACCATAACATCCTCAATACTCTGTGTCATTATCCACTTCTTTGCGTTCTGCACATCCTCAAGCTTGTAACGCGTATAGAGTCCGTACTTCTCCAAGTTCTCATCCTCAGGAGTGACACCCTCAGGCAGCCTCTCTTTCGCCAGCTCCTCATAGATAATGATAGAAAGCGGTTTACCCTGAGCATCAAGTTTGACGACAAAAGACTTGAGAGTGTGCAGGCGAATACCCTTATCTTTCTTCTTATCCGTGACGACAGAGCCGACAACGATAAGCTGAGCCAGCATCTCATAGAGTGTCGGACGTATCTGCTGCGACTCAAGCTCTGTGTTGATAGTGATGGTAGATGTAGAGAGCAAATTGTTGACCTCTGCGATGTTGTTCGGGTCTCCCTCGGTCAATGCCATCAGCTCCTTAGCGTCGGGTGTGAGTCTGAAGCTCGAAGTGGACGGTGGCAGGAGTGCCATCCCCATCTTCGCCTTGAGCGTGTTGACCAAACGTGCACCGTACGACTGTGACTGGGTGTCCTCTAACTCTGTCGAGCCTGATGCACCGTCGTCACGGATAAGGTAAGGCAGTGTCACCTTAGCTATCTCCTTGGCTCTGTCCTCATACGGCTTACGGTCTGTAAGCCCCGTTACGTAGTCCTCTTTAGGTGTTCCCATCTCTTATCCTTTCTTCTTTTTTGGTGTATCACCCTCGAAGATGAGTTTGATATGCCCGATTAGCTCACGCTTTGCAATATAGGCAATGCGGTCATCGTGGTTGAGGTCTTTAATTGCATCAATAGAGTCAGGATAGTCCTGCTCCAGCTTCTCAAGTAGGGCTGTATGTGTCATTTAAAACCCCCTATTGAAAAAGTTCCTGCCACCCACTCCTGCCCTTCTCGGGAAGAGACCGCTAAACCAGTTACGTACATTGCTTGTTGTGTCTCCCTCCTGCTCAGGCGGGGGTGTATAGGATGCAGTAGCGACTGGCGGTGTTGAGTCCAGCTCGGGAAGCGGTTGGTCTGTACCCGTCACAAAGTCCGAATACGCATCCATCTCACCTCTGTCCTGAAGCCCGAATTGGAAGCTGGCGCTCTCCTGCTCAGGTTTTGTCATACGGAAGATACGTTCTCTCTCCTCCTGCAACTCTTTTTCCTTCTGTTCTGCCAGTGCTTCACTCGCTGCAATTTGTTTGGCTTGTTGTTTACCAGCCTTCTTAGCTGCTCTTCTACCCATCACTTCTCCTTTATATTTCTACCCGTACCCAAGTGCTCCCACTCTTTGCAGGTAAGTACGAACTTGAGACCAAAGCGTGTACCGTTGTCGATATACGGTGCAACGACATATATCCTGCCTCTGTCACATCTGTCTCTACTCTTCAGGATGCCGTACTGTATATCTCCAACCACTATCGCAGGGAAGAGAACTGCACCACTGACAGTGACAAGCGTTGCAGCCGCTAACTGACTCTTTACATTGACTTCCGCACTCAATAACACCGTGAACATTGCCACGCTCAATAAAATTTTTCTCATAACTTCTCCTTTGTACTGTATAACACATCACCATCGGTGACGAACTCAAACCCGTGCCCGCTAAGGCTCTCTCTGATAGCGTCCTGATACGCAGGCTCATCAGTGATGACAGAAATAGTGTACTCTTTAGCCTGACTCAGAATATATTTTACCATACCTAAGGTAAATGGATGGTCGGGATGCGTGACCGTACTTGCGATAAAGGCGTGTTGTGGGTCATCCTCACTCTCTATCACGCTCACCAAGCCATAAGGCAGGTCGTTCTTGTAGAACACCCTTGCGTTGGTCACCAGCCAAGACTCGGGGATAGAGGCATCCTCATTACCGACAATGCTGACCACCTCCTCTGCTGTAGCCACTGGGTATCTGATGCTGCCTTTTGCCCCCATCCTATATCTCCGCCTCGAATGAGCCCAGCGAAACAGTGAGTCTCGTACCAGCAACAGCTCTTACTATAAATGTACCAGCAGCACCCGTTGTCTCACCCTCAAAACCCTTTTTACCGTTACTTTGGGAAGCTGGCAAGACACCACCGTTCCTACCAAACCATATCTCCCCCTCGTTATAGTTGGCTATGGTGATACTTGATATAGACCTGCCAGTCTTGTGTGCAGGCAGGGTGAAGGTGATATCGCTATCGGCAACATTAGTACCGTCGCAGGTGTATGTACCGTCAAGGTTGTCCGTCCATCCGTCACCAACCTCAATAGGTGCACTGAAGTCAATGAGGTTGTCTCCAAACTCCTCAAGCTCATATATCGCAATGTCCTTATACTCCCACTCTGTAGGGGTAGTGTTCCACACACCAGCCCCATGCCTGAAGTTGCCACGTGCATTGTCACCCGTAGCCTTGAAGTCTATCCACCTCAGGTAGAAGTCCGAGTTCTGACGCATGGACGCATGGTCAGTATCAACAAACTCCATGTTCACCATGGCTGCTATGTGTATCGCCCGCTCAACTATAGCAGCAGGGTTGTCGTTCTTTGTCCTTACCATCACCTGATACCTATAGGTCTTACCCTCATCAAAGCCACCTACAGTGTTCTGAAGTGCGAGCCTGACGACTGCCATCTCGGGGTTAAAGATATAGTTGAACGTACCGTCACCCAAGTCCTGATAGGTAGCATTACACGGGTCTGAGGTATTGAACACAAGATTATGGTCATCAGGCAGTGTGCCAGTCGGTACATCCTGAACGATATCCGACCCGTTTATCAATGCAGCGTTCGTATAAAAATTGTCTCCTATGGGCTTTAGTGGCTCATCACCATCCTTACCTCTACCTGCCTTAAGCAATACTGGTACAACCACCTGACCTCTTAGCATCTTGACTCCTTTGGAAAAATGTGTATATAATATGTAAGTATAACAGACTTTAATAAGGATTACAAATGAATGACTATTTTGACTATCCCGTTCCCTTTTGGAGAGAGATAAAGAAGGAGTGTCCTTATCCCTACAAGTTCTCCGACGACCTGATGGACAAGCTCGATGCAGTGTTCTTGTCGCCGACACACAAATGGGGAGTGATGTATAGCGAAACGCGTCGGCGTCACGACGTTCGGATGATGGCGCAGGTCTTGTACTCCTATGTGGTGTGGGCACGTGAGAACATGGCGCAGATTGGCGGTGCGATAGACAACATTATCCCTCAGATAACGGTGACCATGTGGAGAAAGTGGCTCATGGTGCAGAAGAGATACGGCAGGGTTGAGGACTTTGACCGTTATTACGCAACGCACGTTAAGAATTTGCGTCGTGGTGTTGCACGGATGGTGGAAGAGATGGTCAGGGTGATAGATAACGGTGAGTTTGTAGCGCACATGGATGATATGGTGAAGCGAAGGCAGGGTGTAGGACTGCGTGAACGACGCAAGCCAACGCAGGAGGGGTCTAAAAGGTTCGAATATTACGCGGATAGCGAGTAGTGAGCCCGAACACTATCATTTTTGCTGGGGAAATGCTAACCCCTTACCTCAATGACACCTTAAGGCTATGATTTTTGCTGGGGAAACGGTTAGGGGCATACCCCCGCGTAAAGGAAAATCTCAATTCCCCCCATAGCCCTTGATTTTAGGCGTGTATCGTTGCAGGTGTTGACGTGCAGGGTAGGCGTAATGGGTAGGCGTGCAGGCGGTGACGCGGTGACGCGGTGACGTGTATCGTTGCAGGCGCTTAAGGGGGTGTAGGCGTGTAGGCGGTGTAGGGTGTAGGCGTGTATCGATGCAGGATTAAACTTAGCGTTGCAGGGTGAAGCGTGCGCGCGATGATAACACGTCAACCTTAACAATATATCAACATATATTGATATGTAGATATATTGATATGTAATCCTATAGCGTGAAGCGTAAAAAATAATCGAATAAAAAATAAAATAATAATCGAATAAAAAATAAAATAATATAATGCAGGTAGTTTTGGCGTAATGTAGTTACCGCGTGTAGTCCTATAGCGTGAAGGCGTGCGGGCGTGGCGTGATTATATCCTTGAAAATAAAATAATATATAATGCAGGTAGTTTTGGCGTAATGTGTTCGCAGCGTGCAAAATTACAACGCGTAACGTAACGGCGTGGCGGGCGTTACGCGTTGTAATTGCATAAATTTCGATAAATTTTTCATAAATTTACATTCTGTTAACCTTCCGTTAACCTTTAGGTGTTATACTGTCATTAAGCAAAGGAGATACACGCTCCGAAGCGAAATTTGAAAAGTCCTAAAAGGCAAAGGAAAACACATGAAAAAATTTACAACAATCAACAACACATTGAACAAAGCAAGCGATACAATCACTAAAATCAACGTAGCACGTCTTGAAGGTGTAAGAGATATCATTAACGGCGCTATCGATTACAGTAAACAACACGCGGATAGCTTTACAAGTAAAAAGGGCGCTAAAGCGCATTTCCTAAACACTGTATTAGGTGACGACGCGTCAAAGGCGGATAAATACTTTAAGCGTGCGGTAGGTATTGCATATGCTATCGAAGTGGACGGGTATAAGCTTAAAATCGAATTGTTAAGCGTGGCGCAAATGGAGCAGGTGACGGCGTTCAATAAAAATATAGTCAATGCACTAATGGCGCTTGAAGGTGATGAGTATATCGACGCGGTGAAGGCGCTTATAAATACCGCTAAAGTGGTTAAGGGTGCGAAGGTATTCAACCGCACTAAGGCGAAGCAATATAAGGCGTAACGCCTACCGCCCTTTGGGTGGGCTTCATAAAGAGATTATAACGGCGCAGGTGGCGACCCTCTTATAATCTCTTTTAAAGTCCATTAAGGTGAAGTGACGGCGCAGTGGCGACCCTATCCTTCTAAGTGCAATGAATTTTGATGAGCCTTTAAGCTTTTAGGCGAATAAGAGTTAAGCGTGAGCGCTTCGACCGCGTATAGGTTGAAGTATTAACATTTCGAAAATATGTGCAAGTGAAAGGGGCAGGCGTGCAGGCGTTAAGGAGCACGTACCCTGAGAACAAAGCAAGCAAAATAAACTACTTTAAACGCAGTGGTGGGCGGGCTTTTAGGCAGTAGCGGAGCGTATGAGTATAAGTTCAACCGTAACGTATTGGACGGGATATATCCAATACAACGTAACGGCGGGCACTGTATAGGCGTTTTTTTGAGATAATAAAAAAACTTTACCAATGCAGGGCGTAAAGTTACGCAATATGTCTTAAGGGGTGTATTGCGTAGCTTTTAAGAGCTAACAAAAATAAACACTAAGGAAAAATTATGAGTTTAACATTAGATTTAAGCGGAATTGTAAATGAGGCTATCGACCATAAATTGGGTGAGTTCGATATCGAGGGTCAAGTGAAAGCTATGCTAGAAGAGACGGCTAAAAAAGCAAGTAAAGTGCTGACTGTAAAGCTAGAAGGTGAAGAGGGAGAAGGTAAAAAATTTCCTTTGGTACATAACCAATTTGAAGACCTTTTAAGCGTGGTAGCGGTAGGTGAGAACGTGATGATTACTGGTGGTGCAGGACTATCAAAGTCAACCGCGGTAGAGCAGGCAAGTGAAGCGTTAGGGCTTGACTTAGTACCTATGAGCTTCAGTAACCAAACGACGAAAACAGACCTTTTTGGTTTTGTGGACGCGAATGGTATCTATAGAATGAGCGGTTTTGTGGACGCGTTCGAGAATGGAAAACTGTTTTTAGGTGATGAGATGGACGCGTGTAGCGCAAACGTTTTTGTATTGCTTAACAGTGCTATTGAGAATGGGTTTTTACTGACTCCTGACAATAGAGAGATTAGAGCGCACGAAAATTTTAGATTTGTAGGTACTGCAAACACTAATGGACGTGGGGCAAAAGACGGCTTTACTGCACGTAACAAAATGGATATCGCGTCATTGGATAGATTTGTAACTATAGAGTGGTATTTGGATGAAGAGCTAGAGCAGAAAATAACAAGCAACGACGGATGGCTTGCTATTGTTCGCAAATGTAGAGATATCGCTGAAAAACAACTTGACAACGTGGTGATTACTCCACGTCCTTCTTACAAAGGTGCGAAGCTACTTAAGGCGGGTATCGATATTGAGAAGGTTATTGAGTGGACTTTGGTTAAGGCATTGGGGCAGGATGAGCGCGACGTATTGCTTAAGAATATCACTGAGAACGATAAAAGCGTGGCGGTGAAGGATGCAGGGCATAAGCGTAAAGTCGAAGAGGTAAAACCTGAAGCTGAAGAGCTTGAGACTGAAGACTATGAGACGGATTATGAAGAGATAGAAGATGAAGACGTGAAAGCGTTCGGTGAATGGTAAAAGGAGAAGTTATGGAAATAAGAGAGATTGAAGGAATAAGAGTTATGCGTAAAGTGCCTGAGTATCTAAAGCAGGCGAATATTGGTGAAGATGATTTGCTGACTGAGTTCGACGGACTCTATGACTATAAAAACTTTATGAAGCAATACGAGGACTTCAACGAGGGTTATTCTGACTCTTCAATGAAGGTTGGAAGTTGGAGCGGGTCATATACATACGCGGACTTTTTAGACATCCTTGAGAGTGGTGATAATGAAGTGATGAGCGCTATGAAAAAAGCAACGACCAAAGAGGTCAATGAATTAGCGAAAAAATATGAAGACGTAATTCATGGCTTTAAGTTCGACGTATCGGGTCAATTTTTCGACGTGGGGCTTGTATTGGCAGGCGTGCCTGAAGCGTGGCTTGAGCCTGAAGTAGAGCAAGAAGAGAAAGTGCAGGTGGAGATTGTTATTGACGGCGCGTTCAGTGCAGGGGTTAACAAAGATAAAATTATCAAGAATGGTAGCCGTATATTAGCTATGACAAAGCTTTTAGAAGAGCTTGACGTCGAGGTACGTTTGAGAATTGTATCGGGCAATGTTAACTACAGAGCAAAAGGGCGTAATAAAATCTATATGAGCACGCTTATCAAAGATTACGATGAGCCTATCAACTATAAAAAAGTGAGTGCGCTTATCTCACCTACCTACCACAGAAGAGGTATTTTTAAACTTATGGAAGTGGAGACCAAAGGTAAAGTAAGCGGGGGTTATGGACGTCCACATGATACAAGAGGGTTTGTTCAAATGCACAATGACAGAGCGATTAACGACCTAGAAAAAAGATTGTTCAAAGGAGCGAAATAATGAGAATGACATTGAAGCAATTAAGAATTTATGCACAGTTAGGGTGCAGGACGATGAGCGACGTTAGAGCGTGTAAGCGTATGATACATCAAATAATAAAGGAGAAATAAGATGTTTCAAATTATAAGAACAGCAATAGTAGTTTTAATGGTGCTTGTAAGTGCAACTATTATAGGTGCACATATATTACAATTTATCAACTCTTAGGACGTACAGTGGTGCGTCTTATAGAGCCTGATAAGCTCAAATAAACATTAAGGAAAAATTATGAGAGGTACAGTATATCTTTTAAAAAACAGCGGAGGTTATAGCAAAATAGGCTTGACCACATTGACACATACAGCAAGAGTTAGGCAACTAAACGCTGAGACGGGAAGTGACGGGTTGACAAAGTTAGTGGCGTTCGCTGAAGTAGATGACTGTGAAGCATTGGAGTATATGTTGCACGGAAAATTCAAAGACAAGAGGTTATCTAATCCGAGTGGAAGAGTTAACGAATGGTTTAACCTAAATGACCGCGACATCATAGAGATACAAAATATTTTATTTTCTAAGGCAAAGGGTGAGCATTATACACCACGTAACAAAGAGTTCCAACGTATATTAGAAGTTGAGAAGAGAGAAGAACAAATAAAGAAATTTGAAAAAATACGCGGTGAGAGAGGTGAAACAGTTAGAAGTATCAAGAAAGATATAAAGGATAGAGAATTTATTATTAATTCAAGAAAGAAAGATATAGCAGAAAATGTCGAATACCTTTTAGTAGGTATTATTTTAATGCTCGTTGCTCTCTTACTTAAAAATTTTAATATTTATAACCAATCTATAGAATTTATTGTTATAGTATTGAGCTGTTTATCTATGGGCTTGGGCTTTATGCTTACTATAGGAAATTTCCTACTTATTGTAGTTACATACCTACTAATCCCTTTCAAGTCAACAGCATTGGATAACCATAAGGTAGACTTGAAAAAAGCTGAAGAGAAATATAAGGAAGCGGTCATTGAATTACACAACTTTGTCAACTCTTAGGACGCATAGTGGTGCGTCTCATAGAGCCTGATAAGCTCAAATAAAAAACAAAAGGATATCTAATGAAAAAGATTAGACTTGACCAACACAATCACGCAATATACAGCGCGATTAAGGTGAGAGAAAACAGAGTGTACCTAATGCACGTAAAGGCAGGATGGTATAGGATATACAGACAAGGGCAGAGAAGTTGGATGGCAGTTTGTGTCGTACCTTCTCAAACACCTAGATATACAAAGCATGAAGGGGTAAGTATTAAGGGAGACGCGAGTAACATTATCACTAAGGTACGTGAGACCTTTGTTGAGCCTGATACACCCGTATATCAGTTTGCAAACGAGGCTTCATATCGTGAAGCGATGATGGCTATTGTAGCGGGTGGGCGTATCGATACCAAAGTGGATGTAGCCTTAATCAAAGACACAGAAGAGGAGTTATAAGATGAGCAAGACATTAAAGCAACTGATAGAGGAGCGGGATAATATGGGTGAGCGTTTTATACACGCTACCTTCATCCCTACAGATGGAGTAAAAGGTGACCTGAGAGTTAACACCACAATCAACTATGTATCACTTCAAGAGATAGAGATGTTTATTGGAGACCTAATGGAGCAGGTAGCTAAAGAGAGTGGTGAAGACTTCGAGCATATTATGGCAGGGGTTATGGCTAAACACATTATGAAAAATAAAGGAAAGAAATAATGAGAACACTAGAAGAAATTAAGACAGAAGTTATCAGAGCCTTAAGAGGGCATGAGAGCGAGTATCAAAAGAGTAAGAACGGTGTGGCACTGTTCAAGCTTGATATGGATGAGCAGATAGAGAAGATGGAGCAGTTAAAGTATAAAGTCGAACAGCTGGAGAGTGATATTATCGACCGCGACCTTGATATCAATACGCTTGAGGAAGAGTTAGCAGAATTGGAAAGAGTAGAAGATGGGAAAAAGTAGAGAACGATTAAGAGCGATGCTGAGAGCACGCAAGGATATCAACGCGGAGATACAGTGTATCAAGAAAGAATACCTGAAAGAATATGAGGGCGTACAAGTAGTGTGGATTAGTGACCACGCTATCGTCCGATATATTGAAAGGGTATTGGGTGAGAAAGTACCTGAGTCTCATTTAGGTGAGAAGGACAGTGTAGTTAAATATCTTACACGCAACGGGCTTGATGGTTTAGAGTTTAGAAATCAAATCTTGAGCGTGGAAGAACAACATGAGATAATGCAAAAGGATATAACTTTCTATGTAAAAGGGGGATGGACTTACGTGTTGCGAGATTACACGTTAGTGAGTATCATACCAACCAAAGATAAATTCATGTCGTGAGATTACATGATGTCGTAGAATTGCACGAAAGTGTAAGGGAAGTAGTAAAGGGTATTAAATTCTACTACTTTCTACTACCCTGCTACTACTGAAGCAAAGCCCCACTGTATCGGGCTTTCCGCCAAAGGTAGTAAGGTAGTAACTTATTTATACCCCCATGGGAATATATTATTTTGGAAAAAATAGAAAAAAAAGTTTTAAAATACCTACTAACACGTCATTTTTACTACCTGATACTGAAAATCTGCTCAAAGCCCCAGTGACACGGGCTTTAGAGCGGTAGTAAGTAGGGGTAGTAAGGTGTTTTGACTTACTACCTTGCTTTTAAAGGGTAACTTAAGGTTTGATGTGCAATAATGACAATGATAGTTTTAAGGGGGGCTTCACTTTCCTCAGGACAGACTCGTAAGAGTCTCCCTTAAAGCTATCGCTCACAAGGAGCAGAGGAAAGTGAAGCCCTCCCTGCTCCGAGCGTAGCTATTTTAATGCTTCAAGAAAGGAGAACAGATGACTATACTTCAAGACGCTTACGAGCAATACCGAGCCTTAGGTTTTGTGATGCACAAGTCAGCTAAGTATAAAAAGCACGCGTATCGAACGGGTGCATACATCGACCGTAAGAATGAGCCTTATGACTCAACAGCTACGGGGTATGTAGGTATCATCCCTCCCAATATAATTATTGTGGATAACGATAAGTATGAGGATGGTGGTAAATCTTTCGAGAGACTGAAGGCTGATTTGAATTTACCTTATGAGCCTAAACCCTTTGCAACTACTCCGAGCGGGGGTGAGCATTACGCTTTTAAAAACCCCTACGAGACAATGGTAATAGGTAACCTAGGTGATATCTACCCTGCCCTTGATATATACAGCGGTTATCAGTCTGTCATCCCTTTAGTGGGTACGACAGTGGTAAATAAGCAGGGTGAGCTGGCGTCTTACGAATGGGCTGATGAATTATTCGAAGAGTTAAACGTCAATCCATTTGATGAGAAGATGGTTAACGTCCTTAAAATGCGCGAACGTGCGTCAAAGGATGATACTCATTACGAAGAGGACAATGCGTTAGAGCTTGCTATCAAGGCTGATGATATGAGTGATGAAGAGGTGGACGAGCTACTTGCTATCCTGCCTGACAACGTACACTATGATGACTGGCTTGCCGTTGGTATGTGTCTCTATGACAGATATGAAGCAAGTGATATAGGACTACAAAAGTTTTTAGAGTTTGGCGCGCGTTCACCTGAAAAGGATGAGCCTAACCGAACGGAAGCCAAGTGGAACAATGGTCACTTCAAACCAACGCAGACAACATACAGAAGACTGCGCTCATTGGCACACGAAGCACAACTTAACTCACTTAACAAGCGTATTGATAAGGCGGAGAAGAAAGACTTTGATAACATCATCGATGATATATCAAAACTTCGATACCTCAACACACGTGGTAAGATGGACTCAGTAGTACGAGAGGAACTATCCGAAAGGATTAACCTGCGTATGAAAGAGGTGAAGAAGGATGAGCCGAGCTTGAAAGTAAAGCAGGCACGTACCATCCTCAAAGAGCTACAGCACGAGATGACAGTGGAAGAACTGGAAGAGAGCGGTGAAGCTGAAGATATGGCTATCTATCTCTACGGTAAAGCATACACTGTACGGATAGGTAAGAAGGTGGTAGAGAACTTGACAGAGAAGGCGGTGACATCGCACTGCGCTTCAATGGGTATTCATCCTATGAAGTCGGGGGCTTACTTCAACAGAGCCGTAGCGATAAGCGGGTTTAAAACAACGACAGACTATATGCTTGGTAAAGAGGTAAGCTTCTCTATCGAAAGTGAGGGTGTCGGGGTTGAAGAACTACCCTATCTTGTGGCACGTAAAGACCCCTTTCATAATGTGACGTCCTTCATCGATGATGAAGAGATACTAGATGATTTCCTCAATAAGATTTGGAACGGTAAGGCGCAGGATATCGTAGAGATAATCGCGCTTACTATACGTCACGGTGAGACAAAGCTGAACAGACTGATGACAGTCGCACCATCTAACACTGGTAAGACTGAGATATACACGATGCTAGGCTTTCAGAAAATCACAATGAAGAGATTGCTTAACGGATTACGTGGTGATAAGGGTATTGGGTCGCAGGTAGTGGACGGTATCAAGAACAGCGGACTCCTTCTGATAGATGAGACCAATGACGCTTTAGAGCAGGAGATAAAAGACCTTGACAAAGAGTTATATGTCGATGAGTTCGGAGCGGGTGGCGGTACACAAAAGATAAAGCTGCACTTCACCGCACTGACATCAACACACAAAGAAGCAACGCGTAACAATTCAGATGAGTTGTTCAATCGTTTCTTACAAGTGGAGCTATTGGAGAGTGAGTCAGAATATCACGTGACCAACAGCCCCGTCTTTCAGAAAAACCCTGACAGATATACTGAGGTGGTATCGTCATACTTGCGTTACCACTTCAAACAATGCTTAATGGGTGACCAATACACAAGACAGTATCTCAAGTCACTGCAAGATAGGTACAGATTACCTATTAATTCAGACTTGGATGAGTTCGTGTACGAGGTATCTGAAAAGATGGTGTCAAATCTCAAGAGTGTCGCAGGAGCTACGGGTGACGTAATTGTAAGGCAGGGTGAGTATTACATCAAGCGTAAGAAGGATATCCACGACAGTGCGTTAGACCTTCTAAGGGAAGTCTCATCGATAGACCACGCTAAGTACGCTGACAAACTCACTTCTCACTTTATCACTGCTCCAAGCAAGAGCGTGAAGGTAGATGGTAAACCAATTAAGTATTACCCGTTGAATATGCTGACATACACGCTCGATGAGAGCCAACAGATTACGGATATGTTCGATGACCTCGACATAGAGGAGTTATAATGAGTAGAAATTATCAAAAACTTATGGACAAGCTCTTAAAACTATCCCACTCTCAGATAGAGGGTGAGATGTTAAAAGAGTGGGATATAGACGGTGAGGAGAATGACTATACAGACAAATGTTTATGTGGTCATAAGCCTATCAAAGAAAACTATCACATTGTAAATACAGTGACGGGAGAGCGGGCAGTAGTAGGTAACGTCTGCATCAAACACTTCAACCGTTACGAGTTCGATGTGGTCACAAAAGCTGTGGCTTGGTACAAGAAGTTTGAAGTAAAATTACATAAACCTATCTTCATTGATGAAGATTTATTGGATGAAGCCTACGGTAGATGGGGAGTTATTAACGAATGGGAGTATGATTTTTTAAATAACGTCAGATATAAAATCTCTCGTGATACAACCTCAGTTAAACAAGATAAGACCGCTTTCAAGATTGAATTGAAAATACAACGGTATATAAAAAAGAAGTTAAGTTGGCTTTAAGCTAGCCTTAGGTAAACTTACAAAGTAAACTAAAAATTAAAAGGATAAAAAATGAAATTGAATTTCACAGTTGACACACAAAATGAGAAAGAGGTAGTAGAAGCAATAGGTATTCTACTTGGTTTTACAGCAGATGGAGCAAGTGTAGTAGATGATAAGAAAGCGGAAGTCAAAACTAAGACCCCTGCTAAGCCCGTCAAGCCAAAAACTAAAGCGACCCCTACCCCTGATATGCCTAAGGGAGAAGAGCCCGTTAAAGAGCCCGTTAAGGAAGAGGTAAAACCTGAGCCAAAAGAGGCAGTGGGTACAGTTGATTTGGGTACGCTCAAGGCAAAAGCTAAAGAGGCGGTAGCTAAGACGGACGTTGACACAGTAAAGAAAGTCATCTCAAGATACGGTGCGAAGCTTGCAGTAGTAACTGAGAACAACTACGAGGCGCTTTATAACGACCTTGAAGCAACTATCAAAGGGGCGTAAGATGCAACACGCACTCCTTAGCCCTTCGTCATCACACAGATGGCTGTCGTGCACGGCTTCAGTAGAAGCGTGCGCTCCGTACGAAGATAAAACAAACCCTGCCGCTCAATGGGGTACAGCCTGCCACGCGTTAGGCGAGCTAATGCTTAGAGATGAGCCGTTCCCTAAAACGGGTGAGCAGATAGAGGGCGTCACTGTTGACGTCGATATGATGAACACAGCGATGCAGTATGTAGATTACTGTCGCTCACTTATGACACCTGAGTCGGTGGTGATGGTTGAAGAGAGATTTGATTTGACGTTCATTGCGCCTGATACATTCGGTACGGGTGACTGTACGATACTCAATGATAATCACCTCCACATCATCGACCTTAAGACGGGGCATAATATCGTGATGGCTGAGAACAATACACAGCTTATGCTTTACGGCTTAGGTGCTTGGATTGACTTGGAAGACATCTATGATATCGATACGGTCACACTCCATATCGTACAGACAAGAGCCAACCATACAGATACCTACGAGATATCGGTCGATAAGCTGATGGAGTTCCAACGCTTTGTCATAGCGCAGGCGTCAAAAATCATGCGTGGTGAGACTTCGTTCAACCCTAATGAGAAGGCGTGTAAATGGTGCGCTCATAAGGTGGACTGTAAAGCGCTCGCTGACCATGTATTCAGTACGGTGCAGGGTGAGTTCGAAGACCTGACCGACATAGACGGCAAGGCTGATGACATAGGTAGAGACCATATCAAAGCGATACTTGATAACAAGAAGCTGATACTATCGTTCATCGATGCAGTGGAAGACCGTGCGTTAGAGAACGCGCAGGCAGGTAACATGGTGGATGGCTATAAGATGGTACGCAAGACCAAACACTTGGCTTGGACTGACGCGGAGCGGGCAGAGAATTACTTGCTACGTAAACTCAAGCAGGACGGAACGTACACAAGAAAACTTATCACACCTACTCAAGCGGTCAAGGCACTGGGTAAAGATAATAAGTTCATCCAAAAGCTGATGGCAAGACCACAAGGTGAGCTCGTACTTGCTCCAAACTCGGACAAAAGGGAAGCGGTCACACCCGTTACCGAAGACTTCGAAGACCTAAGTTAGCCTTAAGTAAACTTAGGCTATACTTTTAAATACAGTTGAAACACTTGAACAAGACCCGCTTCATAAACAGATAAAAATATAATGCTAAAACTAAAAGGATAAAATATGGCAAAGATTAAATTACAAGGTAGATTGAGTTTCCCAAACATTTTCGAGAGAGCTTCATTTGAAGGTCAAGAAGGTAAGTACGAGGCGACAATCCTTTTCCCTAAATCAGATACAGAGACATACGACAAAATCATTGCGGCTATTGAGCAGTGTAAAAAAGAGAACAAGAACACTAAAGTGCCTGCGGCTAAATACTTCATTCAAGATGGAGATGAGAAAGAGTACGATGGTTACGAAGGTATGTGGGCGGTCAAAGCGGGTAACGATAAGAGACCTACTGTATTGAACAGAGATAAGACACCACTTGTAAAAGAGGACGAGGTGCTTTATGCGGGTTGCTATGTGAATGCAATCATTGAGCCATGGAGTCAGAATAACAAATGGGGTAAGCGTATCAACGCAAACCTTTTAGGTATTCAGTTCGTTAAAGACGGCGAAGAGTTCGGTGACGGTGCTAAGGTAGCGGGTGCTGATGAGTTCGACGACTTGGAAGACGAGCTATAAAAACCTACGCCCTTCGGGGCGTGAATATTGATACAGACGGCTTTCTCTCCCGCCGTCTTTATGAGTATTCAAACTCAACACAATAAATAAAATCGCATAGCGTAAAGGAAACATTATGAGTAAACGGTTAGCCGTCCTCGATATCGAGGTACTACCAAACTATTTTCTTGTCTCACTCAAGGGATTGGAAAGCGGTAACACATTAGAGATAGATATGTTCGGACAGAACAAAACACTATCAAAAGCACAGCGCAAGAGACTCTACAAAGCGCTAGACAATCTGACAACATTCGGTTTCAATTCAATCAATTATGATATGCCACTGATTAACTATGCCCTCACTGGTGCAACGTGTCAAGAGATATATAGGATGTCCGCGTCAATAATAAGGGAACGTAAGCAGGCTTGGATGGTATATCGCAAGTTGGATATCGAGCCTTACAACTTCGACCACTTCGATGTCTCAGAGCCGTCACCCGCGGTGATGATATCACTTAAGAATTACGGTACACGTATTGGCTCACCTAAGTTGCAGGAGTTTTATCTTGACCCTCACGCACCAATATTAAGCACAGAGATACCCGCGCTTAAAGAGTATTGTATGAACGACCTCAACGTAACGATAGATTTATACAGAGCCATAGAGGACAGAATAAACCTGCGTAAGAGTATGAGTGAGAAGTACGGGTTAGACCTGCGCTCAAAGTCTGATGCACAGATAGCCGAGGCGGTCATCACTTCGGAGCTTAAGAAGGTAGGTGTCTCCGCGTTCAAGCCCAACTATAGCGAAGGCTACAAGCCGAGATACAAAGCGCCTGATTACATCCATTTCGAAAGCCCTGAGCTTAAACAGTTGGTAAAGGATATCGAGTCAATGGAGTTCACACTGGCTAAGAACGGTGCGGTCAAGATGCCGTTGGAGCTGAAGAACAAAAAGATAACGATAGGTGAGACGACATATCAGATGGGGATAGGCGGACTGCATTCGACTGAGAAGTCATTAGTAAGAACAAGTAACAGTAAGTACGTAATGCGTAACGCTGACTTTACCTCCTACTATCCGTTCATCATCCTGAAGCAAGGTCTTGCCCCTAAACACTTGGGTGAGAAGTTCCTTGATGTGTATAGGGAGATAGTTGAGACAAGACTGAAGGCGAAAGCTGAAGGTGATAAACTTGTAGCTGACTCACTTAAGATTACGATTAACGGTAGCTTTGGAAAGTTCGGAAGTAAATACTCAAAGCTCTACTCACCTGACCTCTTACTGGCTACTACGATAACGGGGCAGTTAACCCTGCTGATGCTCATAGAAGAGTTAGAGAACGAAGGTATCTCAGTGGTATCTGCGAACACGGACGGGCTTGAGTATTACTGTGAGAGAAGCAAGGTGCAGTTGGCTGAAGCTATCATCTTTGACTTGGAGATGGCGAGCGGGTACGAGATGGAGCATGGAGAGTACGAAGGGCTTTACGCAAGGGATGTGAATAACTACGTTGCGATATATGAAGACCACGCTAAGGCGAAGGGTATCTATGCGGAGACAACACTGAGCAAAGGGCGCTCAACGCCTATCGTATATGAAGCAGTGCGTGAATATCTGCTGAAAGGTACACCGATTAAGACCACGATAACACAATGTGAAAACGTGAATAACTTTGTATCTGCCCGTACGGTCAAGGGTGGCGGAGAATGGAAAGGTGAATACCTCGGGAAGATGGTGCGATGGTACTACTCAACAGAGGGTAGCACAATCAACTATAAGAGCAACGGTAATCAAGTGCCTAAGACTGGTGAAGGAAATGGTGTCAAGCCGATGATGGACTTGACTTCTGAGATACCTGAGGACTTGGATTACGAGTGGTATTTCAATGAGGCAAAAAAGGCTTTAGAAGATTTAGGAGTGAAGCTATGAAAACATTTTATCATTACACGATAGCTGATAGGTTAGTAAAAATCTTAATCAGTAGATATCTTAAACTTACACCCGCTGACCCTGAGCCAAATGAGCCACAGCTTGTATGGCTTACAACTAATCCTGAGTGGGATAGAACAGCCTTTTATGGTTATCCTGATGAGGTGCTTGATAATGCAGGGCGTATTCGTATCACCCTAAAGGGTGACTTCCCTCACTATAGGGAGTATCGTCACCTTATCCCGAACATAGAAGGGTTTGAGTTGAGCGGGTTGCAAGTGGGATGTGACATCAATGATTGGCACGTCTCAGCGGACGTTGTGGATATAACTCAATTTCAGAAAATTGAGTTATGGCGTAATAACAAATGGGAGGAAGTACCATGTCTGAATTAGTAAAGAGTAATATTTATAGAGTGTTGGAGCAATGCCCCAACTGTCCGTTTAATGACAATGGCAAGGCGATACACTTGGAAGAAGGTGGTGTTGACAAGATTAAAGAGATGTTACTCGAGGGTGGTAGCTTTAACTGTCACAAGACCGTCTATGACCTTGATACAAATATGGGGTTAACAGAAAGTCAATCACCTAAAATGTGTGCGGGAGCGTATGCGTTCCTAAAGAGAGAAGGTAAGCCCAATCAGATAATGCAAGTGGCTGAAAGATTAGGAGTAGAGAAATGCAAAAGATAGCACCATGTAAAGAGGTATGTAATGAGTGCGGGTTTTTGAATGACTCGCAGGTGGGTGTACTCAAGGAGAGTATGGGGTTACTGGACATCATAGAGAAGGGTGTCATTTTCCCCTGCCACCTCCACTTAAAAGCTGTAACGGGCAGTGAGAACACTGGCGTTGAGCAGTACGCTGAGGATAAAGATACCTTCAAAGTATGCAGAGGTTATGTTGAGAGTATGTTCATGTCGGGCAAACAGCTTGACAACCCTGCTTGGAGACATTTATATATGCAGTTGAGCGGAGAGTTCCATCCAAAGATTATGTCGATACAAGAGACAATAGATTATCACGGAGGTGTAGAGTGATACTAAACAAAAACCATTTACACGAATACCAACACAAAGGAGTTAACCATATCTTAGATAAGAGTAAATGCGCTCTTTTCTTAGATATGGGCTGACTTGGTTTAGGGAAAACAATTACAACACTGACCGCGATAGAGGACTTGCTCTATGACTCATTCGAAGTCGGCAAGGTACTCATCATCGCGCCGTTGCGTGTATGTAACTCGGTATGGATGCAGGAGGCGAAGAAGTGGGAGCACACAAAAGACCTCACCTTCGTCAACCTTGCAGGCGGTAAGAAGAAGATGCTCAAGGGATTACAGCGTAAGGCTGACGTCTATCTCATTAACAGAGAGAATGTCAAATCACTGGTGGAGAACTTCAGTGTCAAGGACTTCCCTTTCGACATGATAGTGATAGATGAAAGCTCATCCTTTAAATCGCATCAAGCCCAAAGGTTTAGAGCGTTGAAGAAGGTAGCACACAAGGCAAAGTATTTCGTACTGCTTACGGGTACGCCTGCGCCTAACGGGTATCACGATTTATGGTCACAATTCTATCTGCTTGATGGTGGGTATAGGCTTGGACGTACAATTACATTGTTCCGTGAGAGGTATTTTCAGAAGGACTACTTCGGGCACAACTACGAGATACTTGACGGCTCAATGAAGAGAATACAAGAGAAGATAGGTGACTTGGTATTGTCAATGAGCGCTGAGGATTACTTGGAGCTACCTGACTTTATCCCTACTGTACTGGGCAACAAGTTGGAGGGCAAGCTCAAGAAGGAGTATGACACCCTTAAGAAAGATATGACCCTTGCGATGAGTAAAGAGGAAGATATTACCGCGATGAGTGCAGCGACACTTACGAACAAGCTGCTGCAATTCTGTTCGGGTAATGTCTATGATGAGAATAATAAGACGCACCACATCCACGACCTAAAGCTGGAGACGCTGGAAGAGATAATTACCGAAAACCCAACGGATAATATGTTGGTGGCGTATAATTACAAACATGAGTTAGAAGCTCTAACGAAGCGTTTCCCTGATGCAGTGGTGATGGACAAGGAAGGTAAGGCGGTTGAGGCGTGGAACAGAGGCGAGATTAAAATGCTCTTGGCTCACCCTGCATCTGCGGGGCACGGACTCAACTTGCAGGATGGTGGAAGTCTTATCGTGTGGTATGGCTTCACATGGTCACTTGAGCTTTACCAACAGTTCAACAAAAGACTGCACCGTCAAGGACAGCAGGAGCACGTGAGATGTATGCACATAGCGGTCGGCGACGTAGAGTACGCCCTGATGACAGCGTTAGCCCAAAAGGATATGACGCAAGCAAAATTACTGGAGAGTTTAAAATGATTATAGAATGGCTATTACTAATGACATTGACCACAATGGACGGAGCGGGAGAGATAGAGACCGTTAGATTTAACGACGAGGCAGGATGCCTTGCGGTAAGAAAAGTATTCCTTGAAGAGACAAGAGGGAGATACTTAACCAAGAGCGCCAACTGCATCCGTATTATCAAGCCTGAGGGGTTTAAGTTTGAATAGACCTAAAGGGCACGCGCGACAAGCCCTGACAGAACTGCGCGACAAGCAACGCGAGATTAAAGCTGAACTCCTGACCCTGCTCGAGAAAGCTCAACAGCCCAACATAAGTAAGGGGAAACTTATAGACGAGATATTCAAGATTTATATGAAATTAAAATAACTGTGGTAGAATATAGGTGGGCTTAAGCCCTAATAAATACAGCGAGGGGTATAAGAAACCTCGTACTTGCTTAGTCACATATGATGACTATGATTATGATTATGATTTGACAGCGGGAAAGACCGCAGACCCCAAGTTATCTACGGGATAACCCTTGCAAGGTGGGGTCAACTTCACAAAGGAAATTAAAAATGTTAAATGAACTATTGAAAAAAATGAGATGGAAAGATGTGAACAACAAATGGGATAGTGTTGAGGTGGGAATAGATATCACGCTCCTTCTTATAGCTGTCTTTATTGGTATTATAATGGCGATGATTATTTTAGGGAGGTAATTTTGCATAGTACAAATTACCTCTACGGGATAGAGCCGAAAGAGTTAGACAACAAGATGTACTGGGAAGCTTTGCAGTACAAGCTCGAAGCAGGCACTCGTCTGTATCGTAAACTATTCCTCATCCCAAAACGTAACAAAGAGGAAGAGGATAGAATGTTTTACGTTGATAAGGCGTATAACCACACAAAAAAACTACTAGAAGAGCGAAACATTAAGGATTAATTAATGTAACCTTAGTTACCATACCTTATGAAGAAGAAATTAGAAGGTGTGGTACAAAAGGAAATACTCGCGTACCTCAAATCAAAAAACTTTTACACTGTTAAGACGATGCGTTCGAACATGAACGGCGTACCTGATATCATCTGCTGTGTCCACGGCTTCTTTATCGCAATCGAAGTGAAGGCGGAAGGGAAGAAGAACACTGCGACCAAGCTACAAAAGAGACACCAACTTGATGTCATTAAGGCGGGTGGGATAGCTCTCATCTGCGATAACGTGGAAGAGGTAAAAAAAGCAATCGAAGGATTAGAAGATGTTATATTATAAGTGGTATAAGCAAGTGAGAGACAACCCGACAATGTTGGAGGTCACCAAAGATTATTTTGCTGACGGCGACCGATACATCAACGAAGAGCATGGATGGACTAAGAGTGAGAAAGACTATATCGAAGTAAAGGAGGATGAAGATGGCGAAGAAAAAAGGTAACCCTGATGAGAAGCACGTAACGGTACTTAAACCCGTACATGACAAGATAAAAGAGTTAGCTAAGTGGCAGCACCGCTCGATGCGTGGTGTAATCAATGTGCTTGTAGAAGAAGAGCACGCACGTGAAAAGAAAAAAAGAGGTGAGTAATGTTAGTGGAATTGAAAGAAGTATCACCTAATACGTGGGCTTGGACAGATACGAATGGTCTACAATGGTCAATCTACTTGAACGATGGTGTTTACCCCGTTGAAGCAAAAGGTAATAGTAACAATTTAGTCAAGCAGGCTATCAAACTCAAGCAGGCAGGCTTCACAGCTAGAGAGATAAGCGAACTTAAAAAAGAAGGAGTAGTGTAATGAGTAGAAACTTTAAAGCAATAGGTGGGTTACCAAAAGATGAGGCGGTCGCTGAATGTAGACCAAGCAAGAAGGAACTTAAGGCTAGACTCAAGCGCAAGCAAGAGTTACTTGATACCTTTGTTAGCATTTCTAACGAGCTCGGGATTGACTGGGAAACTAAAGAGAGGGTAATCGGTAGAGCTTATTTAGATATCGCATACCTTCAAGATGATTTGGATAGGTTGAAACATGGGTAAGCCGACACCAACGGGAAAGATAGAGATTGTCTTTGACGAGCGCGGGAGAGTAGAGTTTGATATCCATGTGGGTATGAACTCACAACTTATCATTGCGCTTATGGGAATTGAAGGCTACTTGCACTCGCAAACTGGACTTGAGGCACATGAGATACGCGAGCTAATCGATGAAGAGAAAGCGAACGTGAACGTGAAACCGAAACCTAAAGAAGACGCAATCGATGTAGAGGAGGTTGATGATGAATAACATTGTAGCTGAAGCTATGGTCAAGAAAGATAGGATAGCATATAAGTATGAGTACAACAACGTGCCTTATATTATCGAAACTCCTCGGACTCCGCTTAACAGTGGGGTAGAGGATGGTGAGATAGTTCAGGTGTTGGTAGGTATCATGCCAATAGAGGGTGGTAAGCCTAGTGATGGGAATTGGTCACTATATAAAAGAAGCCCTGATGGGTATGAGGAAGAGTAGTTAAAACTTACTGCCGTAATTCAACCGTCTATCTCTCTTATTTTTACCAAACCGAGCGAGGGTAAACTCAAGCGTTATCTGCGCCTCCTTCTCTTGGTGGTACTCCAACACTCTATCCTCATCATCTGCGAGGAAATCAACCATATAAGAAACACCATTGGCTAACGAGTCAAGTCTATCGTCGTGCTTTAACGACTGACGCTCACGCGTTATATGAGATAACTGATGCGTTAAGGAATTAATACGCGGTGCAGTTATATCGAACTCCAACACCTCTTTAGAGATTACAAGTCTATGCTGATTGAGTATAGGCTCTAACGTCTCGATGATACGGACTTCTTTCTGTCCACCTACCTTTATCCCAACAACCTCAGTATTAGGCGATATTTTCAAGATGTGTGGCTCAATGAGCTTAGTGAACATACCGTCACCGAAGTTGTCCTCAACGACCAAAGTATGTATGCCGTACTGGGCGCAAAGCTCAGCAATACCTATCATCACTTCATCCTCATAACCGCCCTGCATCCCCATAACTTTTTTAATGAATATCTTGGTGCTCAGTGAGAAGAGGATTGAGATACCCAACTCATCCGCTCCGCGCCCCGCTGTATCGATTGACATAATCTTGTACTCATACGGCGCAGTCTCGTCCGAAGTGTATGACGGCATATAGAGTTTGTCCTTAGAAAAGCCGTTGTGCTTCACATAGATACGCTTGTCAGGCATCGATGAGTAACCAATCTTAAGCGGTGCAACCTCGTCGTCAACGTCTGTAACGATAAGGTCGGAAAGCTTGAGCGGGTATCTGAGGGTATCAGACTCACTGACGTCAAGCTCAAACTGCAACTTGAACTTGGACTTACCGATACGTAAGCGCTTGGACTCAAGGAACTCGGCATTAATACGCTCATCAATAGGTTGTCCGATAAGGGATGGGTCTGCTTTGATACGCTCTTTGATGTACGGAGCAAGACCGCCAAAGTAAATAGACTCGTTCTTCGGATAGTAGGCAGGGATAACGAACGGCACAAACCCCTTCTCCTCTATCCAATTAATGTAGATAGATGAGGTAGAGTGTGGAGTACAAAGGGTGATTGACTCATCCCTCCCCGTCATCAATAAGTTCTGTGCTTCCATCGCATACACATCGATAGACTCGGTTTTGACTGCGGACTCTACCGTCTGCGCCGTCTCGATGTCATCATAGACAATTAGGGATGCACGGAAACCCGTTACCTGAGTCGCCGCACCTACGGCGTAAACAGAGGGTGAGTCACTGGGCGCTGCTCCTGCAACGTCAAAACTCTCTCCTGATGTCCTCTCCATATTGTGTCGAGGGGCTAAGAGTTTGGTAACTGGTAACAGCTTTATAAGTTTTTGAACGAATTGTGAGTAGTTCGATGCACGGGTACGCCCTGCTGACATGACCAAAATCTTCTCATCGGGATTGTTAAGGAGTCTCCACACTACATAGAGTTGAGAGGTCAGTGACTTTGCAAGACCCCTCATCGCCATTAACATACGGTGAGGATTGTTACGGTCAGAGACGAACAACGCCATCTCGTACTGGGCACGTGAAGGACGGGGAAGACCTAACCAAGCAAAGGCATAGGTATAGAAGATAATAAAGTCATCCTCCAACTGCTCCGTAGTGAAGTATTTATCGTCCTCATAGGTACGCCCCCACTCAGGCTCGCAGAAAAACTCTACCCGTTCTCTTGGTGTCATTTACTCTCTCCTTTTGCTCTACGTTTACGTGCTTCAGCCAACCTCTTCTCAGTCTCTTCTTCAACCGTTGACTTACTCTTATCTGCCACTATCTGATTGTTCTTGAGATAGTTCATAGGTGTGCTTAGCGTCGATAACTCATCAATCGCATCCTTATCTTTAGACTCCATTATGTCTATCATCTTATCGAGAAGAAGCTCATCAAGCTTCTCCATCTTTTTCTGCTTCTGTTCTTTAGTCATACTCATTCCCATCCCCTACTACTACATCCTCATAGTTAGAAAGCTTTACAAGCTCTGCCATATTTTGAAAGAACGCCAAGACCACTGGGTCACTGATACCCGTTGCAGTACCAATAGCTCCGAAAAGCGGCATACCAACAAGTGCTCTGTATGCTACTTCTTCATCAGTAACCTCTTTATTTTCAAGTGCGTAACGTATCTTGAGTGACATATAGCCACCCATATACATGGAGAACATACTTCTAAACGCCTCGTTATCCATCGTAGTGATATCTCTTAACCCGTGGTTGGCGAACGCTTCAGCAGGGAAGGTCAATAGGTACGAGAGAGACTTGAACATATAGTCGTTGTGCATATACAATGCAGTACCGCCAAGTGTTGTCTCCTGCGTTAAGTTTTGACCCATTCTGAAAGTGATATTGACGAACTCATCCCTCTGCTTAGGAGTAAATTTATCCCACTCAAGCTTATTCACATACCCTGACGCCTCATCTGCTCCCAAGAGTCCTGACTTCTTGAAGTCCTCAAGTATCTCAGGCGTGATACCGTACTGTTGCATACGTGTCGGCGACATCTTTCTGCCCTTGTAAATCATCTCGCTCAATACCTGAGTATTCGTTACGAGCGCGTGACGCTGAAGGAAGTCAGAAAAACGAAGCAGTCCGTAAAACCTACTTGCACCCTCTTTACCCTGACGCACAACATCAGAGACTCTACCAATCGTACCAGTAAATGCTGATGCCTGATTATCCGCGATGTTGGAGATGTCATCAAGACCTTTAGGATTAACCTCATGTCTTAATGATGCAGTGCCCTGACCTGTTGCCATCGATAACTCATCCATGAGCATAGAGTGCTTCGGATATTTACCCAATGCACCTTCAACAATTTGGTTCATCAGTGAGTGAAAACCGCTTTTAGTTGTAAGTATCTTCGCGTACTCAGTCAACATAGATACCGTTACAAGCGGTAACTTACCAATAAAGGCAACACCAGTCATCACTTCGTACATCTGTCGCTGTCTTGTGGTCATCCCAACCAAGTCCTCACCAGCCAATGAGTCAATCACCAAGTTCATATCCTCACGTAACTCAAGGTCTGTAATTTTACCCGCGTTTGTTCTTGCAGCTTGTACTGTCGGATAACCAGCTTTACCAAGGGCAATATTACCACCTTGCTCATTTGCGTATCTGCTCATAATCGAGTGTGAGTCTCTATCCATCAATCGGCTAAGAGGCACTTCTACTTCTCTACCCTCCTCAAGTATCTTGAACGGTTTGAACGCAGTGTAATCTAAGTCCATTCTGTGCATAGCTCTAAAGGTTTTATCCGCCTCTATCTCAAGCTGACGTCTTACTGCATCTGACATCTCAATACCCTCAAGCTCCATCTGCTTCTCAATACGCGCAACAGATAAGTCATTTACACGACCACGTGCGCCGACCATCTCACCCTCAACGGCTTTAAGGATTGAGTTCGCATCTGACTCAGCATCTTTCATTATAGGTGGTTTGGGCTCTTTACCCTTCTTACCATCATCAATCCATTTCTGCAACTTCTCAGGGAATGATTTTTGCAATGCGGAATAACGCATCTCGGCAATAGCCTTATGAATAGCTATTCTATTCTTGTTCGTACTGCCACCACTACTTATCATTGCCCTCATGTCTGCTGTTTGCCAGTAGCGCGGGATATAATCTTCAGTAAACTTAATCGCAGGTATTTTCGTACCATCTTCAAGCACTATCTCCCTATACCCCTTCACATCCGCCGCAACAAGTTCATCATAAAGCTTCTTCATCTCTTCTCTGAACGTCTTTGCAACATTCTGAGCGTGCGGTGATACAGTTGTTGCACCAGTACCGCCATCAATAGCATCGGTTATCTCTTCTCTAAATCGATGGAGCTGTTTATTGTTCTCAACGAAGTTCACGACTGGATGATAGCCCATACCCTGAGCTTCAAGCCATTTCTTAAACTCATCCTGCTCAACCTTTGCAACATTCGCCTCAGCAATTCTTGCGAAACGTCTCTTAGTGATTTCAGCTGAGTGTACCAGTCCGTTAGCGAAGTTAACGAGAAGTTTATCAGCCATATCCACAGCAACTCCGCCCGCATCTGCAAATCTCTGATATGTCTCGGTCAGTCTTGTACGAAGCACGGCTGAGGACTGTTGAACATTACCCACAATTTTATTTTTTGTAGCGACATCTACTGAACGCATTGACGCATCGATGTTTGCTTTAACTCTACCGACAACCTTTGACATAGACCCGCCGTTTTTCATCCAAGCCCTTATCGCCATTGTACCACCGAGCCCGATAGCGAGCATCATAATCCCACTACCGATGGTCGATGCAGTGACTTCACTGTCGCCAGCCTGAGCCCCAGTAGCACCAAGCCCTACAACTACTGCCGCTGCCACTGGTTTACCGAACGTCTTGCCGTTCTTTGTCTTGAGTCTATACGTGCCGTCAGGCTGCTTTGTCATCTTGACCTCAACAATATCCTCGAGTTGGAACGCTGTCTCTTTAGACTCTTTTCTGATAAGACGTAAAAGACCGTTAACTTCTTTCTCGATATCTGTTGCACCTTCAACACCGTGACCGAGCTTTACGTTTTCTAAGATGTTTGTGACTTCCTCAATCATATTATCGATTGATTTAATATCTGAGCTCGAGGCTTTCTTAATAAGGTCACCGAGTTGGGTATTGAACGTACCAGTATCGGTCGGGTCTTTATAAACAACACCCTCCTCAATCTCCTCAGCAGTTCTCGTTGCACCAAGCTCAATATCATCTGCGGCTTTAGATGCTTTAGCGTCAACAGCTGACCACTTATATGTCTGTAAAAAGTCCTCAACATGAGCCCCAGCTTCAGAAGGGTTATTTATGAACTTTAGCTCTTCTATCTCTAAGCGTTGGGCAGCCGTAGGAGTCTCTGCACCAATTCTTGAACTATATGGAACATCGGGAAAAGTATTTGAGTAACCCGCTGTAATCTTATTCATCTTATTGAGTTGATATTTTGTCATCCCTGCAACGAATAAAGACATCCCTGCGAAACCTAATACGGCATCAGAAGCAGTGTAATCATCGTTCATCATTGAGTGAGTTGCTTCCCATGCGGCTTGAGCCGCTAAGGGTGTCCTAATATTCTCCAACACACTCTTAGCTTTCCTAACCTTACTAAAAGGAATTGCAATATCAAGGTCAAAAATCGCACCAGCAATAGCCGCTGAAGCCTGCCACCCTCCAGTAATATTCTTATTGATGTAGTCATCAATAGCATCATCCTGATGAATACCCTTTGTGATTAACGCAAGACCTTCCTGAGAGTTTGCCTTAGCAACTCTTGGGAGATATTTCATAGCTAGATTGTTAGTGTCAAGATAACGCATTTGCGCATCCAAAGACCAGTTGTCTTTAAACGCTTTGTCTTCATCCCATACGTTTCTTAAAGCATTGTAACCATCAAACTCAACCCAATCCCAAATATTTGCAGCACCATTCAACGCACGGAAACTCATCCCGTGAGCGGCTAGGTTTTGATACCATTCTGCATCTGCCGCAGACTTTTCCCGCTCCCTATTGGCTACGAAAGAATAGTAATTTGATGCTCCCGCCATATCGGGAGAGATGATACTTTCACGTGATAAGTCTTCCTGCGCTTGTAAATCTTCTATGAATTGAGCCATGCTATCTCCTTTAATTAGCCCTCATTATACCATTTCTTAAGAGCATCTGTTCTTTTAGTAAGTGAAATCTTCTTACCATCAGGAGACGTTGCAGTCCTTCCTATATGATTTACCGCGTTCTCTTGCATCTTCGGGTCAGGTGATGTCGCTGCTTTAATAAACTTCTTAAACTTCTTGACCCCACCTCTTACATTGAACTGTATCTCACCAGCAAGGAGTTGATTTTTTCTACTCATACTTGCCCACTTCTGAGCACCGATAGCTTTCTCAGCATTACCTATAGCAACTTGAAAGTCCTGTTTAAAGAGTCTCTGCGCCTGATTTTCAGTCAGACCATACGCAAGGTCATAGTATGTGTCACCAATCATAATCTTACCGCTCTTCTGTTCCTCTTTAGTGAGCTTGTGTCCGTATGCAATTGTCTTAGCACCACCCTCAAACGATTTATGCGGATGCCATCTGTTCGTCTGCTTATCAAAACCACCTCTAGGGTTTGCTGTTGAATTTTCTTCACTTCTTATTGTCTCAAAGAAGCTACTCTCAACTGGCTCAATCTCGGCTGAGTCGGTTGAAATTTGGAACGGCTTTTCCTTAGGCTCTTCAACAACTGGAGCGGGTACTGGAGCTTCTTCTGCTGGCTGAGGCGCTTCCTCAACTGGAGCTTCCTCAACTGGTGCTTCCTCAACTGCTGCTTCCTCAACTGGCTGAAGTCCTTCCAATCTCTCATCAGTTTCAGGTAGGTCAGGACGCCATGCCGCAAGCTCTAGTATCTGCTGTCCATTGTAAACTCCGATAGGGATAAGGTTATCATCTTTGAGAATACTTACTTCCCACGACGCAACCTCAGCACCTTTACCACCGAGGTAAATGCTCTCCACCCTGATATCTGATGTTGCAATCTTAGAGTCAGGATATTGCAAGTTGTACTTCTCGACAAGATTGTCAATACCATCCTCATAAACATTGTCCTTCAAAGGGTTGCCCTCTGCATCCTGAAGCCTAATTGCCGCGGTCGCGTTCTCACTGAACGGGTTGATGAAGTTGGCAAATACTGTTGCAGACCCTACGAAGGTTGTCGTATTTTCGTTGATAAACTTCTCCATCTCCTGAGCGTTGTTAAATCTACCACCACCCTCAGCAATAAACTTATACATGAGTGCTTCACGTGTCTTGTTCTCAAAGTCAACATTGTGAAACCATCTATCCTTAGACTCACCCATCGCAGTGAGCCAATCCCTCTTGAATTGTCCACTGTCCGCTTGTGAAAAGATACCTTGTCTTAAAGTCTGCATCTTCATGTTAGCGGCTGTAACAAACTCTTGGTCACTCTTAAACTCACCGTTGTCATAACGAGCCTGAAGCTGTTCTAACGCAGCGTTGAATGCGATATTTTTAATAAGTGAGTTGTCCGAGCCTTTAAACTGGAGCTTTCTACTGACATTGAGTGCCTTCTTAACATGGTCAACAGACTCAAAAAGACCGTTACCCGTTACACCATCTCTGTATGCTTCAAGTACACCGCTCTTTACACCACTCTTATTTTCAAGCTGGATAGATGTATCTACAGCTTGTTCAAATTCAGGTGAGTTTACATCACTTGAGCTCATCGTCTCGTTAATTCTCTCATGGGAAGATATAATTGTATTCTTTACATACTCGGCATCAGCTTCGAAAGCCACACCGTTCTCTTTCCATTTGATACCGTTAGCCACTGCACCCTTAACCTCGTCCGTACTACCAATAAGGATGTTCTGAACTTTACTTGCTTTAGTCAATTCTATCATCATCGCATCGCGATTTTTATAAAACAGTTCAAGGTCTGAGTCAGAGAGAGGCACAGCGTTAGGGTCTTTCATCTCTTCAACCCTTTTGTCCATCTCATTTATTTGCGTTCGGATAATCTCAGGAGTTGACTTACCTTCTTTTGCAGTTGACGCCCACTCACTACTCCTAGTCTTATACTCTTGTAACGGATAGTTTGGAGCATCTTTCTTTATTTTTGCATAAGAAGATTTAAAACCTCCCCAAGAACGCAGTATTTCGTCACGACCCGTCTCACTGTTAAAGGTATCAGTCCACGCAATCTTACCACTATCATCGATAGAGCCGTATGCTGAGCCGAAGTATGCTTCGAAGATACGTTTCTGAGTAGGGAGGTCTAAGCCATCCTTTGCTTTATAATCACCCATCTTGAGAACAGTTTCAAATGATGTCTGAGCTGCTGTATCAAAGTTCTGCGTTGCTGTTTTAGCAATATTGAGGAATACCCCTTCCCTTCCCTGCTCACCTTTTAAGTGAAGCATTGAGTCAGATGTGACACGTAACTGCTCTTCTGTCAATGGGAGTCCATTCTGATATCCGAGTAATGTACTGTCAAGAAGCATTGCTGTGTTTTTCTCATCGGTAAGTTTTACCTGCTCTTGCCACAATACCCTATTAACTCTTGCCGTACTCTCACCCACTGGACGTGTAAACGCATTATCAAACGCAAGTTGTGAGTCCTGAAGTGTGAACTCTTGGTCACTAAGCTCAGCGAACTTAAGACCGATATTGTTTTCCATGATTTTTAGATGGTCAGGGTCACTCATGTTATACATTGACTTTTGTTGTTCAATGTATAGCGCCATCTCATTACGCTTATCCGCAGCTACTCTTAACGCGCCTTCCTTAGAAGCCTGATAATAGTCCTGAGCAACATTGCCAGTCTCACCAATTGCACCAAGAAGGTCATTGGCTAAGCTCTCACCTACCTGCACCGCTGGCGCATTAAGTTTTGCCTCTTGCACTGTAGATGTTGATAAATCTTTTTCAGCAGTTAACCGACCTGCTCTTCCTTCTACTGTTTTTCTCACGACTCTGCTCCTTTAATTCCATAACCCAGTAACTTAGATGTGTCAGTAAACAGACGCATACCTCCCTGAAAGCCTTGTAAGGTTTTCGTATAGCGTTGTAACCCTGCGCTTGTAGGAGATTGCATTTGATAAATAGCAGCTTCAGAGCCTCTTTTAAAGTTGAGCGCATCTGCCACCATGTTCATCTTAAGTGAGTCACGTTTTACCCTAGCATCTCTAACGTACTGGGCATTACGCATATTCTCTTGAACAAATGCAGTTTGAATAACTTCTCCGTCTGTTGTTCCACCAGTCTCAGCTGACGCTGCTTTGAGTGTCGCTTCACGCTCTAACGCTTCTAACCCGCTCATTGAAAGTTGGTTACCCAATACCTCATTGACCTGATTAAGTTGTGTCTCATTCTGAAATTGGGAAAATCTTACCGCGCTCGCTTCGGACTCAATGTTACGTCTTACTGCGTTACCTCGTGCCTTGATATCTGCTTTATTGGCTTTATCCGTCATTGCACCGCTTAATAAGCCGCCACCTATTGCCATAGCACCAGCAGCTTTACTGCTCAGTCCTAATGCTGCTGCCCCTGCTGCCATATCCTACTCCTTATAAACTTACTTTCTTCTCAATAGCTACATCTGAGAACTGTACTATCAGCGTATCTCCAGCATCTTGTTTCTGCCCTTGTAGCATAAGGCTTAAACCCTCATCCTCAGTTGCTTCGTAAGGGAATACATGGGTATAGGGCTGGGTATTATTTATATCTTTAGGCTCAATACTAAACTCAAACCAAGTTGAGCCGCCATCAATCGAATATCTAAACTCACCTGAACTATTTATACTATCAAGCACAAACGTGAACGACACAAGATATTGATAGATACCAGCTGGATGAGAAGCGATATTTACAGTACCTAAATCAGTCCAAGTTATAGGAAGGTTGACATCAATCTTCTTATCAAACTCATAGATAGGTGTAGTAGCTGCCTCAAGCGCCGCAACTCTACTGTTTAACGTAGCAATCGCGCTCTCAACCTCATCAACTCTTAATCCTAAACTTGTCAAACCTTCTTCAATTTGAGTTACCGCTGCAAGTCCTAAGTCAATGTTAGTAAACGCATTGTCAAACTTAGTGGACACTTCTTGTCCAGTTTGGAATTCAACAATACTTATCCATCCACTTTTATACGCCATCTTATCTCCTTTTCCATATTGTATCTAAAATTAAGGTTTCCTAAGAATACCTCTATCTTTTTTTAAATTTGTTTCATTGTCTACGAAAGCCAATATCTCATTGTCCATCATTACAAAGCAGCATCCTGAGAGCTGCCAAGCTATTATAAAACCCAATACTGCCTTAATTGCTAGTTTCATAATTCTGTACTCATTTCCATCTCCCTATTGCTATTGCACTATATTGACGTTCACCCGAGCCATCGTTTACAAAGTCTACACCCGTAAGGTCTGATGACCAAAATAGTCTGAGTTTATTTGATACTGACAAAGAATTTGCCGTAGCGTCACCCAAAGTCACAGCAGGGTTTTGTATGAAAGGGTGCATAAACTCCCATCTGAAATCTTCTGTACCAGCCTCTATATAATTATTGGTATAGCATATCAAAGTACCGTCAGGGAACTTGGTATATCCCTCTCTGCGAAATTCATTTATGCCTGTTTCAGCACTCTCGATACCAAAAGCCTTTGTTATCACAATCTCTTCATCTGTTGTCAAACCTTCTTCAGCTTTAAGAGATATAGACCCACCAG